TGATTTTGTGCGTGCTCCTAACGTCAGAGACTAGCTTTCTTAATGTTGACATCTTGTGTTGCTGATTTTCAGAGTTATATCTACTCAAATTTAATCATTTTTCCAAATAAAAACTCCCAGACAATAAATGCCTGGGAGAAAACCTACAAAACCAATAAAGTAGAGTTTTATTTAATTGACGTAAAATTGGTTTTATTCTACAACCTTATACAACTTCCGTAGTGGTGGTTGTGGTGGTTTCTGGAACAACTGTAGTTGTACTAGTAGTAGTTGGTACAGGTGGTACATAGTCACCAGTGATGGTTAGATTCAGCTGCTCTGCTACCCAGTCCCATGCATAACTATCCACTTCCCATTGAGTGTATGCTTCACCAGTCATGCTCAAGTTTCCTTGTGCCACTTGTTGAGATACATACCCCTCAGCTGTTTGAGATAGTAGTTGATAATAGAATGTCGCACTTGTTCCTAGTGTAACATTTACAGCGTAAGCGTTTAAGATAGTTGCCTCTACTGTTTGTCCGTTGTCCCAGATTGAGACTGCTTCGATTGTTTTCATTTGTTTGTTGTTTATAAATATTTTTATACTTTGTTTGTATTAGGAGCTGTAAATTCAGCTATTATAGCCTTAATTTCTTCTTCAGTCAATTGAGTTCCACAAAATGCACACATATAATCCAATAATGGATTTGGAATATTTACATTTGTTTCATCGTATTCTTTTTTGCAATGTTCACAAGTTGTCATATTATTTTTATTATTTATTTTACATAGCAACAGTTGGTAATATGTTTGTATTAGTATTAGAACCCCATTCTAAAATCACAACATATCCATCATAATTTGTAATTCGCTGTGGTGTAATTTGTAATGTTTGTCCACTCCAACTTAATGTTGGTGCTGCTGGCCCATTTGTATATTCTGCTGTCATAGCAGTAACTGAAGAATTAAAAGAATAAGGATTTAAGTGTGCAAGTGCGTATCCTACATATCTTGCTGCATATCCATTTGATACACCATTTTGTATAAATGTTACTTTAATTAATGTTTGGGAATAAGCAGCCCCAGCATTAAAAGTAAATAAAGACTGAACTGGGTTATTAAATACAGACTGCCACACAAATGATTGTGCATATCCATAATAAAAATAATTTTCTAATTTTGTTATCCCATAAGCATGGAATTTTGCGGTTGGAGATGGGCTATTAATTCCTACAGCTCCACTTTCATTTACTATAAATCTACCATTACCAATACCAGGCGCATCTACCCCTACAATGCCTGGGGCAATTGAAAGAACTTGATTAGAGCCAGCATCTGAACCTCCTCCAATTCTAACAGCTCCTGTTCCAAAATATGCGTTAGTGGAGGTTGTTCCTTTATCTCCTGTTCTTAATAAATATCCGTTATCCGTTATCGTTCCAACCAGCACGTTGCCTGAGGTACTTATTGAAAGCCTATTTGCTGGAGCTGATGCACCTTGATTTTGATATATTCCAAAATCTCCAACTACTGAATGAGATGTTCCGATAAACCAACCCCCGTTAGTATCAGCATCTCTTCTAAATCCTATTGATTGAAATCCTGATGCACCACTAACAAATATATTTGGGACGTTTATTCCTGCCCCTAAGCCTGGGCCTGTTCCTTTCACCTCTAAGTTTGCGACTGGACTAAATGCTGTGCCGATGCCTACATTACCAAATTTATCTATAGTCATTCTTCTATCTAAAGAAGCCGAAGAAGTTTGTGTATAAAAAGCAATAGCAGTGTCATTGTTTGTTCCACCGTTTGCTTCAAAAGCAATTGCAGATTTTGCTTGACCACTATTTGATGTAGCAAGAATACGAACACCAAATCCACTTGTTTGAACACCTGTAACATTATCGGATAGTGTAAGAATATTTACATCAGTTCCGCTTGTCCTTGGTATAGAAAAGGTAGCTGCGCCTGTTGAGGCTATTGTTAATCTAGTAGCAAAAGCTCCTGCGTTATTTGTGCCAAAAAACAATTGACCTGTATTAGAACTTAATTGGTCATATTGTATTTGTGCGTTTATGTTTGTATTGCTACTATCATAAAAATTAATATTCCTAGTTACACCTGCTTGTAAGTTTAAATTACCACTTGCAGTAATTGAACTAGAGAAGGTAGCTGCGCCTGTGGAGGCTATGGTGAGTCTTGTAGAACCATTGGTTGCTATGTAGAATGATACATTCGCATTAGTTCCTATATAGCCACTATATGCAGTTGTGCCTGTAAATATAGAAGAACCATCACTTGCTGCTACACCTGCATATATATCGCCATTTACTCCATTATTAACTTTTAATTGAACATTACTTGCAGGTGAACTACTTGTAATAGTTACTGCATTTACTGTTGTTGTAAACGTAGCACTAGTCCCATTCAAAGCACCTGTTAACGTACCACCTGTCAAAGGCAGATAGCCTGATAAACTTGAAGTTAAAGCAATTGTACCATCTGCATCAGGAAGTGTGTAAATCCTACCACCTGGTACACCTGGTGTAATGCTTGCCATACTAAAGGAAAAGTCTTTTGTCGTAGCACCGCTAATTGACTTGAATCCTATTGTATTTGTTCCAAAAGTATATATTGATGTGTAACCATTATTTCCCGTGTTTACACTTGTTGAATGTTTAAATCCAAGATAGGAACCTCCTGTAAGCGAATCTCCATTAATGGTTAGAGTGGAGGCTAATAATTGATTATATCCTAAATTAACAGCTTGAGTAGCTCCTGTGTAAGGAACATATCCTGAAACACTTGGAATGTCACTTGTTAAAGCTAACGTACCTGTTGCAGATGGAAGTGTATATGTATAAGTTCCATTAGATACAGTGGAACCTAATGTCAATATTCCACTAAACTTACCAGTTCCTGTTACGTCAAAAGTGGCTTGTGGAGAAACATTATTCATGCCCACTCTAGAGTTAACAATGTCAGCTGTTAAGAAGTCTGTTAGGAATGATAAATTAGTGTTCTTGCTCATCAGTTATTATTTTTTAATTCGTCTAACTCTGCTTTCAACTCTTGAATAGCTTTGATAAGTATAGGTACAATTTTGGAATAGTCCACGCCTTGCATTTCTTTACCATCTTTTTCTCCAAATACTGATTGGGGTAAAATCTCTTGTAATTCGTGGGCTAAAACTCCATATGCTCTTTTATTATCTGCTTTCCATTCATAATCATAAGTCTTAATAGCAGATATTAAATCTAATCCTTTAAAGTCTTTAAGGTCTTGTTTTAATCTATAATCAGAGCTAGTATTATATGAGACTGAGGTTGAAAACATAGAGATTGAACCTGCTATACCATTTGCATTTACAAATCGCATAACACCAAAAGCAGATGTACCAGCAGTTGATAGTACTAAATTAGGTTGACTCTCATCACCAAATACTACTAAACATCCATTTGCTGGATATGCAGTAGAGGTTGGATTTGTTGTTCTAATTCCTACATTCCCCCCTGAAGTGATGCGCATTCTTTCAATGTCAGCAGTTTCAAAACTAATTACCGATGCTCCAGCTTGTACTTTAATAGCACTATAACTAGTTCCAGCATCATTAATACCCTGTATTCTTAATGCTCTGGTTGCAGTTGACGTACCTAACACTTCAGCATATATACCACCACCATCATTACCACTTGATATATAATTAGTTGTACTGCCCCATCTTAATGTACCATTAACCTGTAACTTATACCCGCTATCCGTTGTCGTTCCAATTAGCACGTTGCCGCCTCCTGATTGCATTACTATATTTACATCATCAGCAACATTTAATCTTGTACCTTGAATAGAAGCAAAAGTATCTGCTCCAGCACCACCAAACCCAAGTCTTAATTGTCTATTGCCACTATTATTTCCTTGATTAGATATTCCTAAAAAAGTACTTGCTCCTGCATTTACAATACTTAACTTATAAGTTGGGTTAGTTTCTCCAATCCCCACGTTGCCGCCTGAGGTTATTTTCATTCTTGGAGTAAAAGTAGCAGTTGCTCCAGCTGAGCCGCTTGGTGCATTGGACCAAATATGCTCATCTCCTCCAATTTCATATCTTCCAGCAGTATAAGGGCCAATATATTTCCAATTACCAGCAGTATCATAAAATGTATTAAATGTAAATGCCGTTCCATAAGTTAATGAAGCTGACATTGAAGCCAAATAAACTTCTAAAGCTTTTACGTTTGTACCACCCCAAGAATTTGGTGTAACTCCAATCCCTACGTTGCCGCCCCCATCTATTACCATCCTCTCTACTAATGATTGACTTGTATTAGCAGTAAAAAAATGTAATGCTCCTGAATTACCAGTCCACCAGTCTCCATGTATTCTACTTGTATTATAAACTCCAGCATAGTTTACTCTAAACGTAATGGCAGAGCCATATCCTGAAGTTTCTGCATTGTATAGTGTAATGCCTCCTGCGTTATCAGCAACATTCCGAGAAACAGTTAATACATCTACTGAAGTAGAACCATTAATAGCTATGCTACTTGAAAAGGTAGCAGCGCCTGAATTTTCAACACCAAATAATTGAGAGAAGTTTTTATAAACTGCAAAAGGTTTTCCAGTTGAAGATGCCCCAATATTTACATAAAGACCATTTGCCCCTGTTGTGCCAAGATTATCAATAGAAGCAGCCCAATCAGAATTTGATGAAGATGAAAATGCAAATTTAGTCCCGTTCAAAGCACCTGTTAAAGTTCCACCTGTCAAAGGAAGGTATGCACCACTAGGAAGAACGCTAGTATTGACTGAGCCATCAGCCATTAAAAACTGACTAGAAGTTCCACCTGACTTGATGAAAGCACCACCACGAATATTACCTATAAAGTAATTATCTGTTACACTTGAATTCCCTATGGTTACAGTGTTGCTTCCGTTTCCTATGGCATTGTGACCTATTATAATTTGATTGGTCTGATTGTTTGCTGCTGGCCTTGTGTCTACACCTATGAAAATACTATTATTAGTTATTAAATGCGCAGTTCCTGCTGCTAACAATTTGCCCGCATCTTTCCCTAAAGCCACATTACTACTTCCCGTTGTATTAAAATTCAAAGAAGCAAAACCAATCGATGTATTATCATTTCCCGTGCTATTAGTTTCTAAAGAGTTTAAACCAACAGCCGCATTTCCACTTCCTATTGTGTTTGATTTTAAAGACCTTGAACCTATACTTGTATTATTTCCTGCTGTAGTACTAATTAACTGCGATTGACTTCCTACAGCAGTATTTTCTGTACCTGTAGTATTAGCAGATAATGCAAGATTTCCAATAGCTGTATTTTGTGTCCCTGCTGTGTTAGCAGATAAAGCAGATATTCCAACTATAGTATTTGTTGCAACTGTGCTGCCTCCTTTTCCTACATTAATACCATTCACCACCGCATCAGCAGTAGTGGTAAGCACCCCCTGCACTCTTGTTGTGCCATTGACATCTAGCTTAAATCCTGCATCATTTGTTGTTCCAATTAAAACATTACTATTGCTTCCTTTAACCAATATTGCACTTGATGTCAAAGCATCATTGTAAATAGTAAAGTCATAGTTAACTCCACTGTCTGTGCTGTAATGTGCAAAAGACCACTTCTGTACATCACTTGCATACAGCCCCACTCCAGCATTTGCATAATTTGGTGCTCCTCTACTAGAATCTATTCTTATCCTTGTAGCCTGAGCTGAGGTGATAGATAATGGAAAACTAACTCCAACTACTGGTGTAGGTGTAGCTGTTGTTCCAATAAGAACAGTAGATCCATTGTCGTATACTAAGCTATTTCCAATTGTTGTTGAACCAGTGAACTTAGGTAGGTAGTTAGTTGTACCACTTCCTGTTACTATTGAAGGAATGATGGCACTTGTATAGTTTAATACTGTGACAGTATCTCCTGCTAATAGTCCTATTCCTAAAACTACTGTTGTGCCATTAGTGGCTGTATAATCTGTAGGAAGATATCTTACACCATTTACATATACATCTATTAGCCCCACTGTATAACCACCTGAGATAGTAAATGTAGTTTGTGATGCTGTTGCTACAAAGTTGCTTTCAATTCTTGATGATGTACCTGCTAAGCCATTCGTACCGCTTGTTCCACTTGTTCCACTCGTACCATTACTACCAGTTGCTCCTGATGTGCCAGTTGCACCAGATGTACCACTACTACCAGATGTTCCTGAAATTCCTGGAACACCAGAAAGTACAACATCCCAATTACAATACTGACCGTTACCAATGAATGTATCTGGAGTAAATATCAATTGACCAGTAGCGGGATTATAAGAAACTACTTGACCTACAATATAATTGCTGCTGTCAGCAATCAATTGTATGAATTGGCCAGCAATAAATGATAATCCTATATCAGTTGTTATTGTTATGTTAGAGTATGGCATTTTAAAATTAATATTTTAAGTTTTTAGATGGCTAACGCGATCACTTAACAATTTACAGTCTGGTTTATAAATCCACTATTATCAACTTGAAGTGCTTGACCAGAGCCAGCAGATGCAACGCTCTTATACCATTTACTATTACCAGCAAGAACAGTGGATAAACCAACATTTGTATAGATTATCTTACCATCATTAAATGCATCTTGGAATGAAGCTGGGCAACCACCTGCATTAGAGAAATACACAGTTAATGGTGTTCCAGTTCCAGTGCAGGCATCACCAGAACTATTAAAACCCTGAGTTCCTGGAGACTGTGATCCATCAAAGTATATTGTTAAAGAACAAATTCCAGCTGTTGTTGTAGTTGTTGTAGTTGGAACTCCAGTTGTTGTGGTCGTTGTAGTTGATGAATCTGTTGTAGTGGTAGTTGTAGTTGGCGATCCTGTAGTTGTGGTGGTAGTGGTGGGTGTTCCTGCTGTAGTGGTGGTAGTGGTCGTAGGATTTCCTGTTGTGGTAGTTGTGGTGGTTGTGGGTATTCCTGTTGTTGTGGTAGTTGTACTACTACTTAATGGTAAAGTTATGCAATTTAAACTTTCGCCATAAAATAAAGATGATATACCACTTGTTCCTGATGTACCAGAAGTACCAGAAGTGCCACTAGTACCTGACGAACCAGATGTACCAGAAGTTCCAGATGTAGCAGACGTACCGCTTGTACCTGATGTACCAGATGTCGCACTCGATCCTGACGTACCACTAGTTCCTCCTGTTCCATCAGTGGCTGATGTTCCACTGGTTCCACTTGAACCAGAAGTTCCTGTTGTACCTGATGTTCCTGAAGAGCCACTAGTGCCCGTAGTTCCACTCGTACCACTGGTGCCACTTGTTCCATCTATTCCTGTAGTTCCAGATGTACCGCTTGATCCTGATACACCTGTTGATCCGCTTGTACCTGAGCTACCACTAGTTCCTGTAGTACCACTTGTTCCGCTTGATCCACTAGTACCTGTTGTGCCGCTAGTTCCAGAAGAACCATCTCCACCTGTAGCACCATCAAGATTGACTTGCCATACACTATATGTACCAGAGCCAGTGAGTGAAAACACTGTAAAGTTTAATACACCTGTTAATGGGTTGTAAGAAACTACTTCAGCTTCGTTGTGATTATTTGCATCGTATGCGATGATTATAGATTGTGCTACAGTGTATGCTAGTCCAAGACCCACTGTAATGGTTCCTGGGTTTCCTGGTGCTTGTAGCGTGTATGTTGTGGTTGATGTAGTGGCAAATCTATCTCCAGATAGGCCAGAAGAACCTGAAGTACCTGTTGACCCACTAGTGCCTGAAGATCCGCTAGTACCAGTGGTACCGCTTGTACCACTAGTGCCACTAGATCCTGTTGTACCACTTGTGCCAGATGTTCCAGATGTTCCATCAATACCAGTGGTACCGCTAGTACCAGAAGTGCCACTTGTTCCAGTGGTTCCGCTTGTTCCTGAACTACCAGATGTACCTGTAGTGCCTGAAGATCCAGATGTGCCTGTTGTTCCACTGGTTCCTGAAGTACCAGTTGATCCACTAGTTCCGCTAGTGCCAGATGATCCTGACGTGCCACTTGTTCCACTTGTAGCACTAGTTCCACTGGTTCCAGAGGTGCCTGATGTAGCTGATGTACCAGAGGTGCCTGTAGTTCCGCTTGTTCCACTTGTTCCAGCAGTACCAGAAGTGCTAATTGGAGCAGTGCCTAATGATCCATCACCTTTGATGTATTGTAAAGATGTTCCAATTGCTGATATATTAATAACACCAGATGTTGTAATTGGACTATTTGAAACAGCAAATGCTGGAGGAACACTTATTCCTACAGAAGAAACTGTTCCTGGTGTATATCCTAATATTGATATAATGTCACCAGCTGTAATAGGGGATGCTGCTGTAACCAGTCCTTTTGCATTTACAGCAAACTTTAATGGTGTTACACCTACGTATGGATTAGCATTTACATTCTGTAATACTAATGTTATTGTGGATTGTGTAAATCCTGTTCCAAATACATCACCTATGAAGGTGATTGATTGTGGAGGTGTTATTAATGGTGTTGTTGTAAGATTAGTTACAAGTCCCTTAGCATTAACTGTAACTACAGGAATAGAAGATCCTGCTCCAAAAGTTCCTGGATTTGAATTGACAGTGTTTAGTGTAAAAGCTACAGCACCTGGTCCTGTGGCTACACCATCACCAGAAAGAGCTGTTATGTAATTTCCTGTAGGTTGGAAAGATGAGCTGTCTAGTGTGCCATCACCTTTAACAAATTGAGATGATGTACCACCTGTTGTTATATGTTTTGCAGCCTGAACATTACCTTGTAGTGTTAAGGTGTAATTACCAAGAATAGTTGTGTTTTGTATTAAGCTGCCTCCAAGTTGAACTGGTTGACTTAATCCTGATTGAATTAAACCATTGTTGAAGATGTAACCCATCTGAGCATTTGTAAATGCTTGGTTAATCTTCTGTAGAGCAGTTTGTAAACTATCGTTTGTATTTACACCAATGTACAATAAATTCTCACCCTCGTAAAAAACGCAAGAGGAAGATAGTAAAAGAGGACATGGTTCAGCTCCACATATAACGCTCATAGCTTGACTTTTTAAAATTTTCTATTCATTACAGTGGTGCTGTAGTGGTTGTTGTAGTGGTTATTGGGCAATTCATTGTATAACTCCAGGCTGTACCAGACATAGGGGCATACACTCTAATTGTTGCAAAAGTATTACTTGCTAAGTTCTTAACAAATGATGTTGTTCCTGCTCCAGGTCCTACAATTCTTGGATATCCATCATCAGGATAAGTAGTAAAGTTTGGATAGGTGTTTAATGTAATTGGATCAATCAATCCAGTTAATGAGCTTGTGAAGCTTGATCTACCAACTTGCCCAAAATCATAAACTGCATCTCCTCTATAACCTGTATCAATTACAACACTGCTATTCCAGTCTACAATAAATCTATCAGGAATACTTATCGCATTATAATTTAAAACTACAGTTCCTGTAGCACTTGTTAACGTTATTGATTGTGTAGTTGGATAAGAAATACCTCCAGAGAAGGATGATGATGTTCCACAACTAATCACTGCTATCGTAGTAGTTGTTGTACTGGTTGTAACACCTACAGCTACGTCAATAAAATTTGTGCACACTCCTATACTAATTATTCTTACAGTGGTTGTACCAGCTGGAGCAATTACAGAATATCCTGCTAACAAAGTAGCTTTAGGAACATTTGTGGCAAATGCTGATACAAATCCATCAACGTTTGAATAAAGGTTGAATGGTCCTGCGTCTGCTCCAGCTGATGTAAGAGTTATATATATGAACATGCACTTTTAATTTAATAGTTAGCAAGAAGTTGCTGCACTCAGCACTCCACCACTTGATACTGTCCACTTAGTACTCAAATTGGTTATGTAAATATAACCACTGTAAGTAGTTGTTAAAGCAGTGTTGGTGTATAAAACTACGCCATTTGCTAGTACAGGAACAGATGTATACAATATAGGTAATAGTATAGCTGCTGTACATGGATTTGCAATATTTGCCAGTCCTCCTAAATACCAAGAATAATATCCAGGTCTTGAAGTTGTTGTACTAGTTGTACTAGTAGTTGGGCCAGCTGATGTACTAGTTGTAGTTGTTGGAGTTGGTGTTGGAGATATTTGTGATTCTATAAGAGCAATTGCATTGTCAATCTTCTGTAATGCAACTGTAAGACTGTCACAGCTTTGTATTCCTGTTCCTGCTAAGTTTGGACCTACATATTTAACATTTTCAGAAGATACAAAATCACATTGATCACCGCTGCAACCACATGGACCTAAAGATCCGCATCCTGGGCAATTAGTATTGAATGGCATAGTTTTATGGGATATACATGATGTAATATGCACCTATTGTAGGTTGAATATTGATATGAGATAGGCCACCACCTGTTGGACTAACGGTTACGTTAGTCGTAACAGCTATTGTAGCGTTATTGGTTGGTCCAAAATCAGCAGTTCCTGCTGTACCTTTAAGAGTGTAAGAAAATCTAGCACCAGAACCATTATCATCAAATGAAGTATCAAGAGGACTTCCTGTTCCCAAATCACCATTGTTAGCACCACTCTTGGCAATGAAGTGATTATGCGGAGAAGCTGTTGATGTAGCTGTAGCTGTATGAGTGTGAGAAGGGATTTGAGTGGCTGACAACGTGACATTGTTCAAACCTGCTAAACCATTCAATGAATAGCTTGGATTGCCTGCTGTGGATGGATTAACTATAGAACTCATTGGTATACTTCCAGCCATACTTCCATCTGTAGTTCCTACAGCAACACGTCCTCTCTTGTCTGGTGTACCATTACTACCATTACACAAATATACGTTTACAAATAAACCAGAACCTGCTCCTGTAACATCAAAACCTGTAATAGGGCCATAATACTCATACGCAATGTATGGCACCATTTTATTCTTGTAAAGATTAGATGGAGCAATGCTATTTAAATATGCTTGAATAAGCGCATTCAAATCAGTAAGTTTAACATAGTTTGTGTTAACATTGGCTGCTAGTAATGTTAGGTCAGTAGCTGTTGAACAAAGCTTGTTAATAGCTGCTTGAAGAATGTCATGTGTGTCAGATGATGATGTTACACCTGTAAGACATCCAATTGTGTAATTGGCATTGAGGGTGGTGAGTGTTGATTCAATTGCTGTAACACTGGTTTTTAAAGAGCAAATTGATCGAATCAATGCTGATATAACATCATTAAGTGTTATTTCACCAGACACTGGAAGAAAACCACTCACCAATGCGCAAAGATCAGCTGGATTGATAACAGGAATGATCCCATTACCTGTAGACAAATCTATTATGAATGTTGAAATTTGTAATTCAACATGGGCAAGTGTATCACCATTGGAAATACCAAGAGCAGGAATATTAAATCCTGTATATCTTACGCACTGATCAGATATGATTTCTGTGCATCCATTAAAACAATTAGAGCAGCTCATTTATTTATATTTTAGAAGTTTTACTTTACTAGCTATTTGACATACGCTAAATTGACTAGCGTAATCTGGGTTACAATACTTATATGTCAAGATTCTTCTATAGTTTAGAAGGTCTATCAATGTTGTAAATGGTACGGGCATATTCAATGCAAATACAGTGTTGTTGTAAAGATTCTTTGCAACTTCTGTAAACTTGCATTCAATGTCATTTAATAATGTTGGAATATCAACACATTCAGGACAAGATGTTAATCTAGGTTGTAACATGTCTTTTAATTTTTATCTGATGGTGCAACAACTGTAATTTCATCTTTCTTCTTCTGTGCACAATATGCACACATTCCGTTTTTAAGATTACATCCACATCCTACATTTGCTCCGCAGTTTGAACACTTTGCCATATTAATAGTACGTTGTTACTGTTGCATAATTATTTCCTGAACATCCACAGTTATTTCTTAAGAAGTTGTTCAGCATTTTGTCAGCTTGAAGATACAATCTATTTGCTTCAACTGTAGCACAATTATTTGCAGCTGCTAAAGCTCCGTTGATAAAGAATGATATAGTTGTTAGCTCCACCTTAGATTGTGTCTTAATCGCTCTGTCACACTCCATCATATCAAGTCTCATGAATGCCCCATCAAACTTCTCTTGAAGTCTCTCTACACGCATGATAGTTCTCTCAACAAAGTTTACGTGTGCTGGAGCCACTGAATACTTTAGATAGTAGATACCATCAGGAAGTGGATCGTTACCAAGTGTTGAAATACCTAAGTTAGAACTTGTAAATACATTCAATGTATTAACAACAAATGGAAGATTTACTATCCCAAAGTTAGGAACATTTATCTCAATAGAAGGAGATGTAACATTTGGTGGTGTAGTTGGATACGTAGAAGCATCAGCTACAGCCATTGTTAGTGTGCTGTATGTTGGAACTACAAGAATATCTAAATTCAGAGTTGGCATGGGAGTTATAAATAAAATGCCAGAGGACTTTGAGAACTAATCCTCTCATCCTCTGGCATAGGTTTTAGAAATTTTAACGTACCTACTATTAAGGAATTAAAGTACTAGTAGTGGTAGTAGTTGTTGGAGGCGAAGAAGTAGTGGTGGTAGTAGTAGTGATACAAGCATTATTATCAACTACAACACCAAGAGCAGCTTCAAGAACAGCTTCAACAGCGGTGGCAATACCAGCGTTACCTGGAGTGGCAGCATTAGGAGCAGCAATAATGACCATGCTATCCTCATAGATGTAGTCACCCCACTGATACGCAGAACGGTCATACTGATTGAACTTGATGTAATAAGTATCATAAATGGTACCAGTGCTTACATAAGTCTCAAAGTTCTCATTGTAGCCATTCATTCTGTACAAGTGCTTCAAGTAACCAGCCTGATAGCTGTAGAAGTTCTTCTCAAGCTGAGCAATTTCTTCAGCAGTACCAGTTGGGTAAGAAGATCTTTGAACAACAACAGGGTTAGCTACGATATCACAGTTGTCAGCAACGATGAAATCAGCAGTGGTAGCAGGACCTTGGTATACGAAAGTACGGAAGTACATTCTGTCATATTCCCAAGGGAATGCAGCAATATCACAAGGCTGGCCATATTTGGTAAGAGGCTTACCAGAAATACGAAGAACAGCACTAGCATTGTTACCAATTCTTTGGAATGTGTAGAAATCAGACAATGTGATGTTGTCAGGGTTGTTGCCAGGAGCTGCAAGATTCAATTGGAAAATAAATTGATCAATCAATGCAGGCACGTTGACATCAGCGCAAGGATCAGCACCACAATCACAGCAAGGAGCTTGTACAGTTACTGAACGGGTGAAACCGTTGAAGTACAAGGTGTCAAGATAACTAGAGTGACCTCTTAATGTAAGAGTCACAACTTCTCCACACTGTACGTTCCAATTACCTACATCAGTAATTTGGACAGCAGGAGTACCGCAACCTGATACTTTGTACCATTCAGTTACGTTAGATGAGCAACCTGAACCAGAAGGACAACCCTTGATTTTATCAGAACGCTTAGAGCCTTGCAAGTAGGTATTTTGTCTGCCTTGTGCCACATAGAAATATGGAGCAGCAGCAATGTTACCAGCAGTTGCAATGCTGTAATCGTTTCTGAAAAAACCAACTGTACCAGCGGTTAGATCCTGAGTAGAACCAGAACTAGGGAGCGAAGTTTGCCCTACTGGAACTACAAAAAGGGTGGTTAACGAGAAATCAGCCATTTTTTTGTTTGTTTTTTAAGTTTATTTATTCATTTGTTTGTATTCTGAACTGGGCACTCTGTACCGCAGCTGCATTCTCTGTATACATTGCTAAGTTCTGGACAGTTAAATCAACTAACTCGTCTTCCAGATAGGCTTCTAGTTCACAATCAACATCTGTAGATGGTTGACCATCAAATCTGATGTAGCCTGTCTTATCAATGTAGATGGGGTATCTCATATACGAAATGTATATTGCGGATGGAGTGAACGTTCCGTCTGTGAATATACTAATTTCATCTGAAGAGATAAAATTAAATGTTTCTTGGTATTCAAAGGATGGCTTATAGTGAACGTTGTTCAATAAGAACTGCAAATCACCATGTTTTGCCAAATCTTTATTTATCCAAATCTGTCGATCCTTACACACGCCTTTGTCAGCTAAAACATAACTGTCAATGTAGAACATATATTTTGGATCAAGTAAATCAATATCAGCTGCCCACTGATTTAGTGTTTGGTTTTTGAGATGAAGATTTAGCACTCCATTGTTATAATTAATTACAAGTCTTTGTAAGTCTTCATAACGTTTTTTAAAGGAGTCCATTCCCAAACCACTAACAACACTAAATCCATCAACCTTTTGTTTGATGAGCTTTATTTGAGCTTCGTTAAGCGCAAGTATTTTATCTTCAAGTTGAATCTGCTGATGCTCATTAGTTGATAGTTTATTTAGTTTTTGATCAATTTTATATAATAAACTATCTACAGGTATCATACAGAAGCGAGTTTCTTAGATTTCAACTTTTGTTCTAGAGTGATTAGTTCGTCTTGATTATCATCATTAGCTAAGAACTTCACCAACTCTTCTTCATCTTTTGCTAGTTCATATTCACCTTCAAAGACACGTCCACTGGACTTAACTCTGTATACTGAATGTGCAATAGCTTGTTTAACCAAATCTTTAATATGGAGTAAATTTTCCTTCATGTCTGCAAATCTGTTAAACACCTCGACCGTTGACAGTCCTTGATATTTACCAGATGAGAATTCAGTTTGTTTGAGAATATTATCCACTTGATTGTATACAAAATCTTCTTTAGAATCTTCTGTAACTGGAAGTCCTAAAAGTCTTGCAACTTTTCTCTTCTTCTCAGGAGACATTGAATCAAACTTGGAGATTGCCTTGTTGATCAATTGTTTCTTCTTGAACACTACAGCATTTTCAATATCGTCATCTACAACGTAGAATTGTGTATCTGCTGGATAGTCGCCTCTTTCCCATGCTTGATAAGAACTTGCAACAGTTGGATGAACTCTCAACCAAGAGAAAGCAAGCTCTTGAAAAGAAATTGACAAATCGAAGTAGTTATCACCATCAAGAAGTTTTACAGTTTGCACGTGAGTTGTGTCTTCTGTAGACTTTGATAAGCCATAGTTCCAGAAAACTGACCTTGGTCCAAGATCTATTCCTCCTAAAGCATCTTCAAGTTTTTCTCTTAACGCTGTTACACGTTCAATCTCTAGCTCACGCTCAGTAGGATCAGCAATTCTTTTGATATAAGCAGCGTCAGCATCTAAGCCTGTTCTATATCTTCCATCAAGTTCCTTGTAAGGATATTTAAAAACTCCAGTTCCTGGAATTCTTGACAATCCTCTTTGTGATAATCCTCCTTGCATGGTTTGCATGCCAGCACTGTTGTACTCCTTTTTAATCGTGGAGATTTTCCCTAATTTACCCATTACGTAGTTATTTGATTATTATTGGTTTGTTTGCAGAGTGCTCCAATCAAATGGCTAGGCTCACTGACCCACACTCTGTTTTAAAGGGGAATAAAACTCCCCTCATGATTGACACGAGGGGAGATTTTATATTAGAACTGTGGAATTTCTTCGATGAGAACAGTTCGTGACAAGTCTTCGATGAAAACATCGCAACGATCTTGCATCCAGATTTCATATCCTGGGAATTTGTTGGCAGAAGACATGCCCTGAGACTTAGCAAAGCCTAAGTGGTGTCTACGTCCATCGATATAACCCCAAGTCATAGAAGGAGCACCTTGCATTCTCACCTCACGAATGTTGTTAACCATAGAGCCATCAGACATTGGAGATACGTCAAATACCATGAAAACTGGAGTGGACTTCTTGTTCTGTCCAAATTCCAAGTTGGATTGAGGAAGATCAAGTTCTTTCAAGTGGATGAGTTCAACACGACCAGTCTCACGAGTTACCATTGCATCGAATGCAAAGTTGTAAGTGATGTGCTGTCCTTCTCCTTGCATGTATCTGTTTCCAGAATCTGCCATGAAAGTAAGACCAGAATTCAAAGCATCTGCCTTAAGAGCCTGCTGGAACACATCGAAGCCAGCTTCGTTAGTGTACATTTTAACTCTTCTATCCTTAACATCCACACGTCTGTAGAACAAGTCTCCAAATACGGAACGAATAAGGTTTGCAGAGAATTCTCCACGATTGTATTGTACCAAGTTACCATTGTTACGCATTCTGTGGTAAACACCAGCAGACACACGCTTCAATTCTTGCTTAGAACCATTAGTTTTTACAGTGCCTGGCTTAGACCAGATCATTCGCTTCACCTTAAGTTCAAGCATTGCTTTTCTCAACATGAATTCTACGAATGGCTCCCATTTAACATCGTTACGAGTTAGAGGAAGCTGATTTCTACGCTGAGGAGCGTACACCAAAATATCAAGAGGTTTGCCAGAAGCATCACGCATAGTCTTGTCATCAGCCCATGCAGTTACTTGGTGCTCAAAACCATATCCAGAACCAAGAGATTCGAACATAGTGATTTTCTCACCAAGTCTTGGTAATCCAAGAAGATCCTGATCAAATTCACCAATTGCAGCATCAACTAGTTCTAGTTCGATACCAATTTGCAAGAAGGTGCGACTTACAAAGTCCATAACTGGATTGTCAGACACCAATGTGAAAGTGTAAAGGAAACCTGCGTTCCAAGGAACTGGATCTTTCACAGCGTAGAATCTTGGACCATACTGACGAGAACCTACAGAAACGATAGCGTTCTTAGAGAATTCGTTAGTGTCCAATACCACCTGAAATTCCTGACCATCGATACCTGGCTTAGTCAACTCAGCAGTTGAGCTAGGGATGTCAATGATTTTAGGGAATTTGTAAGGAACTTGAACATCCCACTTCCAAGAATCGCTATTGTTGTCGATGTAATATGGAGTGGACTTGTTGATCATATCAAGGAAGTCATTGCTGTACAATGAGCTTTGAGTATACAAGGAGATGATCTTCTTGTCATAATCAGCTGGCTCAGTTGAGTGAAATGACTCCAAGTGATTTGAATCTGTTAGCTTTCCTACGGCACGTTTGTCCATTGACGCAACGCGAGCGTAGGTAAAGCCAGTTAAACCTGGGATTGTTTGAATTGCCATTGTTTTTTACTTTTTTATTTAATTTATAAGAACCATGAGTTTGCTTTTCCAGCATTGCCACCAGAACTAGGTTTTTTACTAGTTTGTCTTGCAACTTCCTCAAACAACTGGGTTGACTTTTTAGTCACTCCAGATCTTTGTATGGTGGATAACGTAGGATCTTTTTCTAAGATCTTAAGAAGAAGTCCCACCTTAACTTTCATAGCGTGGTTCTCAGGTCTCTTAAGTTCCAAGATAGTCTTGTCAAAATCTGTCAAAGTTTCTCCTGACTGAGTTTTGTACTTGTCTACCAAAAGGAAGTCTTGTAGTTCTGATGCCAATTTGGGGTTTAATGGAAT